GCTAGAAGAAAGGCTCGTGCAGAGATTGCAGGTCTTTCTAACGCCCCTGTTTCCATTGGAGGTGCAGGAGGTTCAGCGCCAGCCGCTCCAGCAGTACCCGCATTTAATGTGGTTGGTGCAACGGCTCAAAATCAATTAGCTGAGGCCATTGCTGGTGCAGAACAGAAGCCACTTAAGGCATACGTTGTTTCTTCTGATGTTACCACAGCACAGGAGATGGATCGTAAGATTATCGAGGGTGCATCAATTTAAAACGAATATTAATCAATAAGTTATCCTTATATGGAAGTTTTTGAATTATTTATAGACGAAGAAAGCCTAGATTCAGGCATTCAGGCTATCTCTATAGTAGAAAACCCTGCTATTGAAGAGGATTTTGTTGCTCTCAAGGCTCAAAAGATTGAATTAGCAGAGGTAAATGCTGAAAAACGCATATTAATGGGTCCTGCACTCATTCCTGATAAGAAAATATACCGCAGAAACGAGTTAGGGGACGAATATGAGATCTTTTTTAGTGAGGATACCGTTAGAAAGGCCTCTCAACTGTTTTTAAGCAGAGGGAACCAAAATAATTCAACATTAGAGCATGAATATGCCTTAAAAGGTATGTCTGTGGTCGAATCTTGGATTGTAGAGGACGAAAAGAAGGATAAATCAGCATTATATAACTTAAATATGCCAAAAGGCACTTGGATGGTGTCTGTAAAAGTAAACAATGACGAAGTTTGGGAAGAATTTGTTAAGACGGGCAGGGTTCGTGGCTTTAGTATCGAGGGCTATTTTAGCGATAATAGCAATAGACCTAAAGAAAGCGTGGAAGAAGACCTATGCTCAGATTGCTTTAACGAACTACAAGCGGAATATGCTCTTTTAGAGGCGGTAGCCGCTTTAGAGGAAGAGGTATCGTTAGAATCTTATGGTGGATACCCTGAGAGTGCATCTAACAACGCAAAATTAGGTATTAAACGCAATGAAGAACTAGGTAACAAATGCGCAACACAAGTAGGAAAGGTAAGGGCAAGACAACTCGCAAGAAAAGAGAAATTCACCCTACCAACCCTAAAGCGCATCTATTCATACCTAAGCAGGGCAGAGGCCTACTACGATGCGTCAAAGCCCGAAGCGTGTGGCACCATATCGTATCTGCTTTGGGGCGGAAAAAGCATGAAGAATTGGGTAGAGTCAAAACTAAAAGGATTAGACGAACTGGAAAGCGTTGAGATGTATGAAAATCCTTGTCAAGAAGGCTACGAACAGATCGGTATGAAGACCAAGAATGGCAAGAAGGTTCCTAACTGTGTGCCAAAGAAAAAGTAATGGCTAAACAGACAGCGCACATAAAGGCTGATAAGCCTAAGGTGAATAGAAAGGGAGTAGAGGCTAAGACTAAATCAAGTTCATTAAAGACCTCTAAGTTATATAAGAAAAAATATAGAGGACAAGGCAGATAATGAGTAGAAATATATTTAATACATCTTATAAGGTTCAGTCTGATGTAAATACAGAGGCTGAAAGAGAATACTTTAACATAGAGGAGGGTGCTTATGTTACCACTTCAGCAGGCGTATGGACTGTATGGAATGGTGAATGGAGAAAGATATACCCACAATCAGGTGTAGGTTCAGGTCTTGGATGGACAAGATACGATGATGGGCAATATACCTCAGCGAGTAAACTTTCTCTTGCATTAGATACGGAAATAGTACTTCCTAATAATGGAGCGAGTGTATATAGAAGCTACACAGGAATTGACTATTACAACTCAAGTACTCAAAAGGTGTTGGCTGATAATGAGAATGATTTGTATATGGCTACTATTGTATTTAAGTGTAGTTCTGCAAATGCTAATCAGACATTTATTAGACTGCAATTAGATTCAGTAAACGGAACACCTTATGAGCGAGTAGGAGTTGATATACCATTCCCAAAAGGTAATGATGTAGCACACGAATTTCATCAAGTATTCCAATACTACGCAACAGAAGACTTTGTAAGTAACGGAAGTCAATGGAAGATTACAGCTACGGGAGGCACTGCTAAGGTATGGGATATTATATTCTTTATCTCTAAAGTACAAAGCTATGCGTAGATATAGAAGCAGACACAATCCAAGCATTACAAGCCCTAGAGAGAACAGGAAGGCTTGCTTGTGCAAGAACGGAAACACTTATAGTAGAAAGTGTTGTAAAGGTGATGTAATCAATCAAGGGATAGGTAATATAAACTGAAAATACAACAGAATAAGTAATCAATAGTTAACCTAATATAAATTAAGTATTTATGAAAGCAACTGAAATCGTGGACAAGCTAAAATCTGTCCTTCTGTCTGCTGAAGAGCCTAAAGTTGAGCCTGCTGTTGAAGAGCAAGTTGAACTTAATGCTGAAGAAGTAGAAGTAAATGACGCAGTTGAGTTGAACGAAGGTGAAGAAGCACCTGTAGAAGAAGCTCCTGCTGAAGAAATGGAATACGTTAGCAAACAAGAGTTTGAAGCTGCTGTTGCAGAGATGAAAGCTATGTACGCTGCTATCGTTGAAAAAATGGGTTCTGAAGAGGAACAAATGGAAGTTCCTGAAGAACTAGCTAAAGAAGAGCAAGTAGACCTTTCTGCTGACGAGCCTGCTGCCGAGCCAATCTCGCACACTCCTGAAGTAGAAGAATCTGCAAAGATGAACTTCTTTAAGCAAAACAAACCACGTAACACAATGAGTGTCGTGTATGAAAAAATGTTTAATAAGTAAAATTAATAAAAATGCCTACTAGTACATCTATTACAACAACGTATGCAGGGGAATTTGCTGGTCAGTATATTTCTGCTGCTTTACTTTCAGGGAAGACCCTGAACGAATCTGCGATTGGTATCAAACCAAACGTAAAGTACAAAGAAGTTATCAAGAAAGTTGATACTTCAGGATTAATCGCTAACGCTACTTGTGACTTCACTGATACAGGTTCTGTTACTTTAACAGAGAGAATCCTTCAGCCAGAAGAGTTCCAAGTAAACGTAGAGCTATGTAAAAAAGACTTCCGTTCTGATTGGGAGGCTATCCAAATGGGTGTTGGTGCTTTTGACCAACTTCCTCCAAACTTCGCTGACTTCCTTATCGCTCACGTAGCAGGTAAAGTTGCAGAGAAGACTGAGCAAAACATCTGGGGTGGAGTAAACGCTACTGCTGGTGAGTTCGACGGTTTCTCTGTTCTTATGGCTGCTGATGGTGACGTTAATGACGCTGCTAACGGTTCTGAAACTTCTTTCACCGCTTCTAACATCGTTTCTCTACTTGAGAACAGTTTAGATGCAGTTCCTTCAACTGTTTATGGTCGTGAGGATTTAACTATCTACGCTCCAACTGTAGCATTTAAAGCTTATATCCGTTCATTAGGTGGATTTGGTGCTTCTGGACTAGGTGCAGCAGGGGTTAACGCTCAAGGTTCACAATGGTACAGCAACGGAAACGCTCTATCTTTCGACGGAGTTAAAATCCAACACGCTCCAGGTATGCCTTCTGACCACATCATCGTTGGTGAGGCTTCTAACCTTTACTTTGGTACTGGTCTATTATCTGACCACAACGAGGTAAAAGTTATTGATATGGCTGACTTAGATGGTTCACAAAACGTACGAGTAATTATGCGATTCACCGCAGGTGTTCAGTACGGAATTGGGTCTGACTTAGTGTTATTGACACTAGCGTAATTAACTAAATGTATAACGAAAGAGGGTAGGTGAGCCAAGAGCCTGCCTACCCTTTTTTAATAAACCAAACTAAAATATGGCTTGCGATTTATCAAACGGAAGAGTGCTGCCTTGCAAGGATTCAGTTGGTGGGTTGAAGAATATTTACTTCATTAACTATGGGGTTGATAGCACTTTAATTAGCACTTCTGGAGCTGAGGATACGGTTGCTTCTACGGACTTTGCCGCTAGTACAGCATATAAGTATGCACTTAAAGGCAACTCTTCTTTAACACAGAATATCCAGTCTTCTCGTGAGAATGGAACAACTGCTTTCGAGCAGGTATTAGAGCTTACCCTACCTAAATTGAGCAAAGAAGATAACTACCAAATCAAGTTGTTATCATTCGGAAGACCTCACATTGTGGTAGAGGACTACAACGGAAACTTTTGGTTAGTTGGTAGAGAACACGGAGCTGACGTAACTGGTGGAACTATCGTTACTGGTGCTGCTATGGGTGACCTTTCTGGTTACACTCTAACTCTTACAGCTATGGAGAGAACTCCTGCTAACTTTGTTTCTGGTAGCTTCATCGGAGGTACTGCTGGTACTGACGGTCCTACTATTGACGATGGTGCAGCTTAATTAGCTACCTAACTCAACACAAGAAGCAGCCCCGTAAGGCTGCTTTTTTTGTATCTAATAAAAACAAAAACAGAGTCTTTCGGTTATCCTTTTGTGATACGATTAAGACCAATAGATACAGAGCAGACGTTTAGTATTATACCATCGTCTTTTGCTACTGCTGACCTAGATGCAGCTTCTCTTACTTTAACAGAGAACGGAACTAGCAAGTCAGAAAGTAATGTTACGTTTACTTGGGCAGCTTCCTCTAATGGAAACTACATTGAACTAAGTGTAACACCTACTATAACCCTCAAAGAGGACCAAATATATACACTTGAACTAACTACAATTACAGATGTATTGTATAGAGATTTAGTGTACATCACTAGTAAGACAAACAAAAAAGAAGTATTTGCATACCCAGAGCGTTACACAGAACGTAACGACGGTGCTGACGAATACATAGTATTGTAATATGAAGAACAGAGTTAAGTTAGTAAACGTAAACCAGCAGCCTAAGGCGTATAAGAATAGCGTTAGGATGGTAAATCTTAGTGGTTATCAGGCTCCTGAAGTAATCGAGGACGATAGAAAAGACTGGGTGCTATACACCAATGGTGCTGATGGAGAAGACTATTTTGAGTCTTTGATAGAGAAGTATTTAGGCAGCCCTACCAATGCTTGTTGTATTAATGGTATCACAGAGATGATATACGGTAGAGGTCTTGATGCCTTAGATAGCAAAGAGAACCCTGAGATGTATGCAAGAATGAAGATGCTTCTAAAGCCTTCTTGTATGCGTAAGCTAGTGAATGATTACAAACTGCTAGGTCAAGGTGCTGTACAGGTAATCTATAACAAGACTAAAACAAAGATTGTACAGGTTAGCCACTTCCCTATGGAAACTTTGCGTGCAGAGAAAGCTAAGAATGGCAAGTGCGAAGCATATTACTATCATCCTAAATGGTCAGAACTAAAACCTAGTGATAAACCTAAGCGTATTCCTACATTCGGTAACGGCTCTAAAGGTCAGGCTGTTGAACTTTATATATTCAAACCTTACAAATCTGGATTTTACTACTATGCTCCTGTGGATTATAATGGGTGTTTACAGTATGCTGAACTTGAAGAAGAAGTTGCAAACTATCACATCAACAATATTCAGAATGGTTTACAGCCTTCGCTACTCGTTAATTTTAACAATGGAATCCCTAATGAGGAAACTCAAGAGCTTATAGAGCGTAAGATTTACGATAAGTTTAGTGGTAGCTCCAACGCAGGTAAATTTATACTTACTTTTAACGAGTCGCAAGAGGACCAAGCTACTATTGACCCAATCCACTTGCCAGACGCTCACGCTCAATACCAGTTCCTAGCAGACGAATCAAGAGAAAAGATTATGCTAGGACACCGTATTGTATCTCCTATCCTTCTTGGTATTAAAGACAACACAGGATTCGGTAACAATGCAGAAGAGTTGCGTACTGCTTCCATCATTATGGATAATATGGTTATTAGACCATTCCAACAGCAACTTATTGACGGGCTAAACGAGATACTAGCATTTAATGGTATCTACCTCAACTTATACTTCATCACTCTTCAACCGATTGAGTTCACGGAGCTTGATAACATTGAAACTAAGATTAAGCGTGAAGAGGAAACTGGTGAGAAGCTATCTAAGCAAGAACCAGAAGAACTTACTGACCTATCTGACGATGAGTTCGAAGACATATTTGACCAGCTGGAAGAGTTCGGAGAAGTAATCTCTGATGACTGGGAATTAGTATCTACAGAGAAAGTAGACCTAGCAGAGGTCCAGAGAGGCGATGCGAAGCCTTCTAAGAGCAGTTCTCAGGACAACAGAGGTTACAAGGTCAGATACGCCTATATGCCTCTTAGAAAGTCCCCTAATAGCCGTCAGTTCTGTCAGAGAATGGAAGCTTTAACTGACAAGGAGATTGTGTTCCGTTTAGAGGATATCAATCAAATGTCTTTCAGAGGGGTAAACAAAGAACTAGGACATCAAGGTAGAAACTACAGCCTGTTCAAGTTCAAGGGCGGTAAGAACTGTCACCACTATTGGGAGAAAAGAGTATATAAAAAGAAAACACAAGTAAGCGAAGATGAAGCATTAGCTGATGGCTACACAGCACCAAACAACCCAAGTGAAGTGCCAGTAGCTCCAAAGGATATGCCTAACAGAGGTGCTTACCCAACAACTAAATAATTATGGCAAACAAGGCACTATTTGTAAGCATATCGGACATCAAGAAGAAGTCTATCATTAACGGCAATGTAGACCCTGATAAGATTGTGCAGTTTGTTGAGGTTGCTCAAGATACACACATTCAAAACTATCTAGGCGGAAAGCTGTACAAGAAGCTGCAACAACTGATTGTAGACGGTGAATTAGATGATGCTGGTAATAGCGATTATAAGACGCTTGTAGACACTTATATCAAGCCAATGCTAATATGGTACACTCAGGCTGATTATCTTCCATTTGCGGCCTTCTCAGTAGGCAATGGAGGCATCTACAAGCATCGTTCAGAGAACAGCGATAATGTTACTATGGATGAGCTAAATATGCTTACTTCTAGGGCATTAGAAACCGCAGAGTTCTACACTCGTAGGTTTATGGACTATATGGACCACAACAGCACACTATACCCTGAATACACTAGTACGGCTAACGAAGATATGAACCCTGATAGGGATGTTAACTTCGGTGGAATCTATCTTGGATAAGAGAGGTAAATACAAACCAAAAGAGGAAAACGTAAGAAAACTATTTGCATTCCTCAAAAAGATAGGCGAGTTGGAAGACTCGTCTATTGTTGTATCTAACAATAAAAAGAATAAATAATGGCGGTTGACGTTTCTAAAATACCCAATAATAATAAGTTTGACCCTGTTAGAGAGGCTATCCTGCAACTACAAGAGGATATTCAGGCTGAAGGTCAGATTGCTTACGATGGTGAGATAACTGTTAGTAAGTCTACAGGAAGCACAATTACTATAACAAACGGTTCTTTTTCTGTAAACCAATCAAACAACACCAACATTATTATTGGCATTGATGATTCAGGCTATTATAGCACTAGTGGTGGTGAGATTGATGGTAATGTAGATATCACAGGAAACCTTGTTGTTGAAGGCAACCTTACCGTTTCAGGTGATACTATAACTAAACTTTCAGAGGAAGTACTTATTGAGGATAACATCATTATTCTTAATAGCAATGAAGATGGTGCGCCTACTTTAAATTCAGGTATTGAGATTGAAAGAGGCACTAGCCCAAATGTGGATTTCTTATGGAATGAAGCTAGCAATGAATGGGATTTACAAACTTCTTCAGGCGCAAGAATCTATAGATATGGAGTAGGAAATACTACGTTAACTATAGAGGCAGGTAGTACAGCAGGAGATGCGGTACTAGCACTTACCCCTAATACTACAGGAACTGGTGGTGTTATAAAGACTACAAATGAAAGACCTATTGCCTTTCAGCCTAACAGCACAACCAAGATGGTTATTGCTTCAGGAGGTGATGTAAATATCTATGATAGCCTAGCAGTAGGTAAAACAGGTGCGCCTTCTTATGAACTTGACGTTGATGGTGATGGTTATTTTACAGGTGATGTGACTGCTACAACTTTTATTGGTGATTTAACTGGTAACGCAGATACTGCTACTAACGCAAATAATGCAGATAATGCAGACACGGTAGATAACAAACACGCTACTGATTTTGACTTGCAGTATGTTACAGATAATGGGTCGCTTACTGATAATCCTATAGCTATTGCAAGTAGTGCAGCAAACTTAACTGCTCTTACTTTAGAAACTTCAGCAGATAGCTATGTAAAGCAAGACTTTAAAACAGATACGATAGGTACTTCAATAGCGTACTTAATTGCTTATGGTAGCGCAAACCCACAAGATGGTTCTTTTGCAATTAAGAATAATGCTAATCACGAAACAACTAATGATACCGCAGGTGATATTTGGTTTGCAGCAAATAGTGCTGAAAGGCTACGCATTCACGGTGATACTGGTCAGGTAACTATAAACCAAGACTTGATTGTTTACGACAAGGTAGCAATAGGTCAAACTGATTCTGCAAGTCAGGCACTTCACATTGATGGAAACATTATTGTTGGTGGTCAATCCAATGGATTTATTCACGGTGGAGGTAAGGTAGCTTTATCAGCAGATGGTGATATTCTTCTTGTAACTGACTCTAATGATACAGCAGGTATAACACCTGATGGTAAAATCATATTTGGTGGCGGTTCGCTTGTTGATACTAATGGAGACCAATCATTCAGTTTTGAAGATGCCTTTGATACAGGTGTTCCAAGAAACGAATGGGCAAGATTGATAGAAGGAAAATTTGGTATAGGCGAAACAGACCCCGATACTAAAATTCATATTAAAGAAGAAGGGGTTGCACCCGTTCTTTTAACGCTTCATAATACGCAAGTTTCAGGTGATATTCTTAATGACGGAACTACTGGTAACTTCATTGACTTTAAATCAACCGATGCAAACGTAAACTTTACGCCACAAGTTCGTATTGGAATGGTGGTGCAAGATTATAGCGGTAATGACGGGATTGAATCGGAGGGAGTAGGGAACTTTGTCGTTTATACTGGGCAAGGAACGGATGAATTAGGAAATGGAACGCTTACCGAAACTTTTAGGGTTAGAGAAGATAATGGGATTCAAATAAACGGAACAACGAATAACCTTATTTTAGGCGAGATTGCTGATGGAACTTGGCACTTGCGAGATACCTTCCAAGATAACGGAATAAAGATTTATTCTAGTACTGGAGGTATGGAATTTCAGTACAATGGGGTAACTGAAATGACCATTGATGGTAATGGTGTTGTTTTTACTGGTACGGTTGATTTGTCAGATGCCAATTTAAATATTGGTTCGGCTGATATTGTTTTTGCTATTGATGCAACTGATACTGGTGCAAGGGGTCTAGTTTGGAACTTTGACGCTGACGACGATGGTACGGCTTCAAACATAGGATATATTCGTGCAGGTGGTACGCTAGTTGGTGAAGTATTGCAGTTCAATATGAACTCTGAAGGTACGGTTACTGGTAGCGATTCAATCT